TATTAATTTCGGAAACAAAGTCAGTTATACTTCCCATTTTAATCCTATCTTCTTGCAGAATCTGACCAAACTTTGGATGCAGCTGCTTTTCTAAATTTTTGTACTGGTAAAAATAATGCAATATCCCATTCGTTTGCATCTATCTTAACAAAATTACCTTTAACATGTCCATATAGATATTTTTTTACACAGGGTTTTATCATGTTATATTTAGACAAACCTTTTAGGATATTATAAGAAATTGCTAATTTTGTTTTCTCATCATAGTTTCTGCCTCGGACTGTCTTATCTAATGCGTTCATAATTGCAACTCTGTTTCTTGGAGACACATAATGCAAATTAATTCCTACAAATCCTTTAGAAGTTCTTTCTATCACAAATATGAGAGGGAACTCATCATAGTACGGTAGTTTTTTCGCAAATTTTGGATCGTAGTTGTAACAATACATATGTCCAACTTGTAGGCCTCCAGCCTTTCTATCGGAATCAGATAAAAGTGCATTTCTACTAATTCTAGTTTCTCTTACCTTTTTTCTGAACCATTCTCTGGCTGCATTGGTATTTGGTTGTATTCCTCTTTGTGCAAGTCTTGCTAAGAGTGGTGCGAAGTTTGCCATATTATCTTCCTAACTGATCTTCTGTCATAATTTTATATTCCCATCTTCTGTCTTTGCAAAATTCATTTGCAGCTTTCCATTTTGCTTCATTTACTGACCATGTTTTCATTTCACTTAAATATCTAGGTGTAATTTTTTGTTTCTTTTTTGGTGGTTTGGTTTCTCTTTTTGTTTTCACTTCTACTATAACTGTCTGTGTCGAATCGTTTCTTTTTACCTTTATTAAGAAATCTGGATAATATCTGTGCATCTTTCTATCAATTGGAGATAAATAGGGTATTACGAGCTCTTCACTTGACCAAACAAGGACTTCTGGATTATCGTCACAATATTTCATAAACCTTCTTTCCCACATGGATCGATAAACAATATTTTTAACATTGCCTACATATTTTTGTGGGTGTTTTGGGTTGTATTTTCCTCTATATGTAAATCTTCTCATTTCAATCAATAAAACCTTTATAAATATATTTAACTATTTAGGAGAATTTTTAATATGGCAGGTTACACCTATCCAATTGAATCTGGCCCAAATGCCGGAGATCATTTATTGTTTACTGCATATTCGGGGCGAGTTGCTGGATATACAAAAGTTAAATCCAGAGATGACCAACCTTCACAGGAAGTGGTCGGTACTGTTCAGTTGTTCCTTCCAGAAAATATTAAAAATACAACAAAACAAAATTTTCAAAATACTAACGATGGTACTGCATTATCAGGGATCGCAAATATTTTTGAACAGGGAAATGCCGACAATCCACCAGAAATGTCTGGTGTATTAAAAACAATAAAAGGAATTATTGGTGGTGGCGGTGATGCACTAACTGCCAGTCTTGGCGCAGGCGGTGAATCTGCAACACTTGCTGCGCAGGCATTAGGTAGATCGACAGCAGCTGCAAATAGACATACTTTGTATCAGGGCCCAGAATATAGAAGTTTTTCTTATGCATATAATTTAATGCCCAAGTCAGAAAAAGAATCGGATGTACTTACCGACATAATAGAATTTTTTAGAATGAATATGTCTCCAGAATTATCTGGAAACGCTGGTAACTTTTTTACTCCCCCAAATTACTTTGAACTAAAATATATGATAGATGGTATAGAATCAAAACATTTAAATAAAATAAAACCATGTGTATTAACTGACTTTGATGTTGAATTTGGCGGAAATGGTTCGTTTGGAATGTTTGCATCTAGTGGAGCTCCATCAGTTGTAAATCTTAGTATGACTTTCCAAGAAGTACAATTGATAACCAGAAGTGATGTAAAGGCAGGATATTAATATGTTCGATAGATTAAACAATATAAAATATGACATAAACCTTAATGGACAATCTAGAGAGGTAAAGAATATTTTTAAATATTCTTATGTAATGCAAGAATATAGAAACAATCCTCTTTCTACTTTCGATCATACAGTTCACGACTCCGAAACTCCAGAAAAAATTGCATATAATTACTACAAAGATTCTAAATTGTCTTGGATTATTTTGTTGGTAAATGATATAAAGGATAGGTATTCGGAATGGCCAAGAACAGAAACAGAGCTTATCAATTCAATAAAGAAAACTTATAATCCAGAAATTCTTCCATATTTTGATTTAAAAAGAAAAAATGCAATTCCTCAAAAAGAAAATAATGAATTGGATAAGGATTCTCTGCAACAAAGAAGTGCGAGAACTGTTGGACAACTTGCTAGAGTTGATGGAGATTTTTATATTTGGAATGGTAGAGAAATACAAGAGAACCAGAATAATTTTTTAACTTCTTGGGATAAACTTACATCGGACGATAAGATAATAGCATTGGATATTTCAAAAAAACTTCCAATATGGTATATGTCTGTTGACGATACTCATAAGATTTCAAATAGTTCTTATGCAAATCTAGATATACAAAAAAAGAAACAGTATAAATTATATTCGGTTTGGGATAATGCTTTTGATAATAATGAGAAGAATAGAAGAATAAAACTATTACGGACAGATTTGATTAATGATTTTTTGAAAGATTGGGAAGAGGCTTCTAAATAATGTCTGATTTTACTAAACTAGGAGATTATGAGTTATCTAAATTAGAAATAACTTCTCATAATGGATTTAAACAAAGTGTAGTTACGCTTGCTTCTTCTATTCAAATATATGAAGATTTATTTTCCTCTAGTATTACAGCAAGAATTACTATATTAGATGATGTTGGTTTGATGAACTACCTGCCAGTTATAGGACAGGAAAAGGTTGAGATCCAATTTAAAACACGCGGCGGTGATACTCAAATTTCTCTTAATATGGTAATACATAAAATATCATCGGTATCTAATGAAAATTTAGCACAAAGTTATAATTTGGAATTGGTTACTGAAGACATGATCTCTAATTTTGAAACTAGAATATCTGAACACTTTGAAGGAAGTGCTACTGAAATAGCCCAAAAATGTTTTGAAAGAATTAATTCATCTAAGACATTCGATGTAGAACCGAGCGACGATAGATATGATCAAGAAACTGGAATTATAATTCCTAATATGACTCCTATGCGAGCAATAAATTTTCTGTGTGATAGAGCATATTCAGAATCATATAAAAGTTCGTCCTATGTATTTTTCGAAACAACAAAAGGTTATAAATTAAAATCTATAGAATCTATGGCACAGGGTGAAAAGAGAAATGAGTTCTTTTTGGGAGATTTAAAAAATACTGGATCTGGAGCTGCTGATGCCTTTTTAGATCCAAATTCAGAAAACAAAAAAGTAATAACATATTCTTTCAACTCAAACTTTTCTGTTTTAGATAATATCGCAAAGGGTATGTATGTTGGAAATCTCACTACGGTAGATATGGTTACAAGAAATACAAAAACCTTCACTCATTCATATTGGGATAACTCTACAGACTATCAGTATATGAATGATGGGCCTATCCAAGATGTAAGCGGGCAGGGGAGACAGTATCGCCCAGAATCCTATTATCTCCTTCCAGAAGTCGAATTGACTGCTGGCAAGCCGCTATACAACCAAGAGAAGATATTTTTAAGTAGACTGTTTTATAAACAATTGATGGAAAATATTAAATGTACAATTACAGTGTATGGAGATAGTGACTTGGTTACGGGCGATTGTCTTGAATTAAATGTTCCTTTGTTTAGTTCAACTGATCCAGATAAAAAAGATGAATATTATAGTGGGAAATATATAATATTCGCATTGAGACATAGAATACAGGGTGGGAGATATATTATGGATTTAGAATTAGTAAAAGATTCATTCAACGAAACTCTTCCTTCTCCAGTTCCCCAGCTGGTTGGGCCGGTTGGCTTTGGTGGAGGCGGTAGATAATGGATTTTTTCAGTGGTAAAGAAGGTTTAGTTTGGTGGCAAGGAATTGTCGAAGATGTAAACGACCCCGAAGCATTAGGTAGAGTTAGAGTTAGAATCTTTGGATTTCATAATGAAGACAAGTCATTACTACCAACAACAAAACTTCCTTGGGCCTCCCCGATAATGCCTATCACATCTGCAGCAATTGCTGGTGTAGGACAATCTCCAACTGGTGCATTGCCTGGCGCATGGGGTATGGGGTTCTTTAGAGATGGACAATCCGGCCAAGACCCTATCATTTGGGGAACAGTCTATGGACGACCAAATGAAACATCTACAGGAGCAGAGGATGGTTCATATCCGTCTACTGAAGAAAGAGTTCCTGGCGCATCTACAACTAATGAGACAGATGTTAACAGACTTGCTCAAGGCGTTCCTCCAGATACTGGTTCTTCTGGAACTGCCGTAGATTCTTCTGGGCCGGATGATGGTGGACATGGTAAGCATTACAGCGAAGATGTAGATCAATCTGGAACATCTTCAGACGAAGAGAACAGAAAACGTATATCTAAAGTTACAACTAAGAATGGTAAGAGTGCATGGGTTGCTACAGTATTCAAGGACAATTTTCAAGGATTCATTAATGAATTAGAAAAGACACCTTCTCCAAATCATCCTAATGGATATACTATCTACAGTATTGGTGGTTATGTTTATAGAAAATCTGCAGCTGGAAATGGTAAATGGAGTTATCATGCATCTGGTGCGTCAATAGATATCAATCCAGCGGAAAATCCTTATAGTGATAGGTTTATCACTGACATGCCATCAAACACATCTGCAATCGCTAAGAAATATGGTCTGGGTTGGGGTGGTGACTGGAGCTCTAAAAAAGATACGATGCATTTCAGTATGGCAAGTGGAGAGCGTGGAACAGTTCGTCTAAAGCGTAATGGTATTGTTCCAGATGCAAGTGGAAATCAAAGTGCAATTGTTGGTAACTCAGCACCAATTACTGGTTCTACATATTCAACTCCATCTGGAACTGGCGCAAAAACACAACCCAAACCCACATTAGATGTTAGCGATTGGAACGAAAAAACACCATATGCAGTTGGAGACTTGGTTAAGGGCCCAAAGTTGCCGGAAGGGCAAAACTCAGTTGGAGGGCCTCCCTTCACATTGAAAACTGGTATTATTTCTTCTGCTGCTTCTCTGGGTATATCTGCAACAGATTTAGCAACAGTGATATCATATGAAACAGGTGGTACTTTCGATCCACGTAAGAAAGGCCCGACAACTCAATGGGGGCAGCATAGAGGACTGATACAATTTGGAGAACCACAAGCCAGACAATATGGAGCAAATTTTTCAACAGAACAAACTGCATTAGATTCCCAACTTGGGCCTAATGGTGCTGTTGTAAAATATCTCAAAGGTGCTGGTGTTAGATCTGGCATGGGAAGATTGGAAGTTTATTCTGCAATCAACGCTGGCGGTGTTGGTGAAAAGTATTATGGTAGAACTGATGCAAATAATGGTGGTGCTGCTGGAACAGTCAGAGATAAAGTAAATAATCAAATGGCTGGACATGAAGTAAACGCCAATAGACTTCTTAAAGGTGCTGGAGAATCTACTTTTATAGAACAAAAAGTTTATATTGCAAAAAAAGCAGGAACTTCTGGAACTGATGGCGGCCCCAGAACTTCTAATCTGACAGATGGTACGGTGTTGTGGGAAATTGCACCCGATAGTGTTCAAGAGTCTTCTGTGAATGCACAGAAGGATGCTGCAGAGGCAGCAGCTGCGACCACTACAGATGGTTACACCACAAACGCAAAGGGCTCTGGAGCGTCTGGAGTCGCCTCTGAGGATAAACCATATTCAGTACAACAAAAAGAAAAGACTAGAGACACAACTGACCTATTCGAAGAACCAGAAAATCCATACGCGGCGAAATATCCCCACAATAAAGTATTATTTACAGAGTCTGGACATGTCCAAGAGTTTGATGATACGCCTGGGGCTGAAAGAATTAATGTAATGCATAAATCGGGAACTTTTCAAGAAATGCATCCAGATGGCAGCATGGTCACTAAGATAGTAAAAGACAATTATGAAATTGTTTTTGGTGATAATAATATTTATGTAAAAGGAAACCTAAATATTGTTGTAGATAAAGATGTCAATATTAATGTTACTGGTGCAGTGGACGCAAAAATAGGAAAAACTCTAGATACCGAATCTGGTGGGAATACTACGATTAAAGCCCCGAAAATTGATTTAAATCCATAGGAAGAAAAATGACACTAGTAACTAATAAAGATTTTGATTTAAAATTTACCAGAATGTCTTCTGGAGATATAAAGATTAAAAAGGATATTCCCGAGCAAAATAAATTCCCTGCAATTGAACAGAGTCTTGTGAATATTTTACTTACCAATAAAGGTGAAAAACCTTTCTTTCAGAATTTTGGTGGTAATATGTATGGAAATCTTTTTGAATTGATATCAGACATTGAATATATGTCCATTCCAGACGAAATAAATATAAAAGAAACTATAAGATTGACTATAGCAGAATATGAGCCTAGAGTTGTAGTGACAGACGTTCAATTTGTTGGTGATGGGAAAAATAGATATGGAAAAGGTTCTGTGACTAGGGCAACTGATAATAATCAGTTGAATATTGAAATTAAATATAAAGTACCACCGGCAACAGAAGTATTTGACTATACTTTAAAAGTAAAAAGAGTAAGATAGATGGCAAAAAACATTAATATATCTGAATTAGATTTTGAGGCTATAAAGTCCTCTATAAAAGACTATATGAAATCGGATGAAACTTTTAGAGATTATAACTTTGAAGGTTCTGCACTAGATACTCTTACTGATATCTTGGGATATAACACATATTATAATTCATTCTATTTGAACATGATGGCAAATGAAATGTTTTTAGACACCGCCAGAATTAGAGACAACGTGGTATCCAAAGCAAAATTGCTTGGATATACTCCAACCTCTACAAGATCTGCAAAGGCAACATTATCATCAGTTTTTATGATCGAGAATAGAATTGGAGATAAATCAAATACTAAGTTTGCAAATATTAAAATTGATAGTAATTTTGTATTTAAGTTATCAGTTGACGGAGTTGACTATAGATTTGTACCGTCAGTTTCGAGAGTAGTCAATCGTTCACAAGATCCAATTGATATTGGCAATGGCCAGTTTAGACATATTTACGAAATATTTGACCTTGAAGTAATCCAAGGTAGTTTAGTAACTGAAAGTTATATCGTGGACACTTCTGATGTAAATCAAAGATTTTTGATATCAAACCCAAATGTCGATACTTCTACGTTAAAAGTTTTTGTTAAAGAAAATAAATTTAGTGATTTCATAGAAGAGTATACATTAAACACCGATACGATGGCATTGACTGATGTTTCCACTAGATATTTTTTACAAGAATCTGCTGATGGAAATTATGAGGTTTTGTTTGGAGATGGAGTTCTTGGAAAAAATTTGGTATCTGGAAATGAACTTACTATTAGATATGTTACTTCTGCCGGTGCAGCAGTAAATGGACTTACTGGCCAAATGACAATGTTGGGAAAAGATGTTCCTGATAATATACGGGCAGCAACTCCTACTGTTTTCCCAAACAATTTATCTATAATTGGTAGAACTTATGGTGGTTCTGATAAAGAGAGTATAGAATCGATTAAATTTTATGCTCCAAGAACTTTTGAAGGACAAAATCGTGCAGTAACTTCTAGAGATTATATGACAATTATTCCAAAAATTTATCCACAAACAGCTTCAATGAATGTTTGGGGTGGTGAAGATAATGACCCCCCACAATATGGTAGAATATTTATTTCTATTAAACCAAATAGTGGATTATATCTGTCTGAGCAAGAAAAAGTTTCTGTAAAGAATTCTTTAGTTAAAAATTATTCTGTTTTAGGACTTACTCCAGATATTGTTGATCCAGACTTTATTAAATTAAAAATTAATACTCAAGTGAAATATGATAACGAATCTACTTTATTAGAAACTGCAGATCTGACAGCTGCTGTTAAAAATTCTATCATAGATTATAATAGTAAATTCTTGAATGATTTTAACAGTTATTTTAGGTATTCTCAATTTCTTGCCAAGATTGACCAAACAGATGAGAGTATTACCAATAACTTAACTACAATTATAATGATAAATGAACAATCCGCAACAGTAAATACATCAAGCAAATATTCTTTTAATTTTAGTAATAATATTTCTCCAAATTCCATATACTCAAACGCATTTTATATTTCTGGAAACGAACTTCCATTTTATATAGACGATAATGGGCTCGGAAGCATCAGAATGTATAATATCAATAATTTTGGAACAAGAATTTATACATTAAATCCTATTGGTACTGTAAATTATACAACAGGTCTGGTCGATATTCCAGACTTAAATGTTACAGGAGTATTGGGTGGTGATATGATAGGAATTGCATGTACTCCAGCATCAAATGATATTTTTCCTGTTAGAAATCAAATAATTTATATTGATATGGATGAGTTGGAAGTTAATCTTATTGAAGATACGGACGAATTTAATGAAAACTATGACATCTCAACGCAGAGGGTTGTAGTTTCTAGAAATGTTTCTACTTCTTACAATACAAACTCTGCTTCTATATCTAGTGGAAGTAGTGGCTCAATAACTAGAGTATATGGAGATAGTTCTCAAACATCTGCTGGTTCAAGCGGATCAAGCTCTAGCAGTGGTAGTGGTTACTAAAAATGCAAGAAAATATTAAAAACATATCAGCCTACATTAGAGAACAACTTCCTTTCTATATTTCTAGTGATGAAGAATATGGTAAGTTTGTTAAGTTTTTAGAACTTTATTATGAGTGGATGGCTAAAGAGAGTAATGTATCACAAGTTACTGATAAAATCGTAGATTATACTGACCTAGATCAAACTCTTGATTTATTCGTTTCGATGTTTAAAAGTGAACTTGCCGATAGTTTTCCAAATATTACAAGAATAAAAGGTTTACAGTTTTCAGACGAAAATGTAGAAGCAGATACTCAATCTTTAACTGAAACTACTTCTGATCAACACTTTTTTGCAGATGGAAATAACCATACATTTAAATTAAATTATTTCAGTCCTATATATTATCTTGGCAATCCAAATGATGATAGTTCTGTTGTCGATATTAGAGTTTTTTCTAATGCGGCTGGGTCTGCTAGAGGTACAGGAACTACTTTAGATGCAATCGTTGAACATCTTACAGATCCAGAACTGCAGTCTGGTGGGGCATTAGGTAGTTATGTAGAGTTAGTAGAAAATGTAGATTATATTTTAGATAATAATCAAATAAAATTTATAGACAGTAATGGCGACCCACAAAAACCAACTAGTAATGACTTAATAAAAGTTAGATTTTATATCCAGTCTTTGTTGGCAACAACTGCTACTGCAGACACCGAAGATGCTGTGAAGAAAATTGTTAGTGATGCCTCAGTTAAAAAAACGAGCTATACAAATCAAAAGAATTTTTTAAAGTTTATGAAAGAGTTCTACCAATCAAAAGGTACAGAACCATCTTTTAAGTTTTTATTTCGTGCTATATTTAATGAAGATATTGATATTTACTACCCCAAAACAAATATATTTAAATTGAGCAATAATGTTTGGGATTCTAATAAGAGTCTTAGAGCAATTCCATATACTAGAAGTGTTCCTACAGATCCAAAAATAGAAACTCCATATAAAGTCGTTGGAAAAACTTCCAAAGCGGAAGGTATTGTAGAATACTATAAAGATTTTAAATTGGGCAATAATCTAGTTAGAGAATATTTTATAACTAATATTATTGGAGAATTCTCTAGTAAAGAAAAAATTGAAATTTTTCAAACAAATAATACAAGCTATGAAGAAGAATTATATGAATGTGTTGTTGGATTTGAAATAACAAGCCCAGGCACAGACTATCCAAGAAATCGTGGACTGACCCCATATATTTCGTCTGCCGGTTCTGGCACAGGGTTCTCTGCTCTTATAGAACACACTACGCCTGGCCACATAGAAGAAATTGAAATTGTTGGTGCTGGTGAAGGATATATTACTGGAGAACAGATTGAATTTGCAGATACTGGCACATTGGGTTCTGGTGGTCTTGGCGAAGTTGCTGATATAAGTTCAACTACAACAAATTATGAAGTTATATTTAATCAAAACCCTGAGTCTCTAGAATATCCTATGACTGTTTTTGATATTTCTTTGAGCGGAGATATATATCCAGCAAATTCAACAAACACTGTAGTTTCTATAGAAAATATAGACACAAAATATGACGATGTTTTCATCCTATATGATTATGAAGCATTTCTCGGAACCGATCAGATCTTATTCAGAAATGATAATCAATATCAGGGTTATTTTTTAGATAAAAAGGCAAATGCACTTTCATATAGACACAAATCTTCACTAATGCCTGTAGAATTTCCTTTGGGAAATATTGTCAATATAAATCAGGGGGATCCAACAGAAACAAGAGTTAGACAAGATTTAGATTTAACAGTTACATCAGTAGATGCGGCTGGGGCGATTACTGGAGTTTCAGTAGTAAATGCCACAGCTAATACTACTTCCATATTCCCTGCAACAGTAGATCTACTGAGACAAGATGCAGTGTTGAACAATGGATTGGGATTTGGTGCTAATTTTGATGTTGTAATTACAAATAATATCATTAGCAATATTAGTCTTTCATCTACAGACAATTCCCAATTGTATTCAGTCAATGATGTTGTTAAAATATTGGGTAGCAATTTTGCCCCACAGGGCGAAGATATTACTCACGATGTGTTTGTAAAAATCACTGCAGTAACTGGTGGAGTTGTTGTTGCAGACATTGATGATACACAATATACTACCACATCTGAAAATGGCACTGGTGCTGTTTGGGATGTAGACACAACACAGGCGACATATCCAAAACTTATTTCTCTTCTTTTGAGTGATGCAGATTCAAATAATAATCCATCCCCAACTACAGGATATGTAGTGGGTGATACTTTTACAATTCC